TTATTTTATAACTGCGGTTTTTATCAGTGTTAAATCTTCTTTGATGGCGTCGATTTTTAATTGCAACTGGCCTATTCCGCTTTCCAGAACCGTAGTGCGATTTTCCAATGTTGTCATACGGACCGTCAATCGGTCTAATTCGACCAGCGCATTATCTTGACGCGCAACCCAATAAATCAATCCAGCTATGAATGCGATTAAAAACCAACCGTTGCGTAATGTGTCAATGATGTTCGCCAATCCGCTATGTTTTTGCATTGTCGCGCCCCCGTGCAACCAAGTTTTCAATCTGGTGAACCAGCGCGCGCATACCTTCGACCGTGCGCAATTCTGATTCGGTTGCGTTTGGCCCCAGCACACGTTCAATTGTCGTTTTGCGCAGGTGCGCCAACACATCTTGGCCCGACGGGGTCAAAAATGTTCGCGCATAGGCAATTTCTGTCTTTTCCATATTATGCCCCTTTTGCTAAACCAGTGTTTCGTTTTCGGCGACCATTTTTGCGATTGGCGCGATGTATTTTAATTCTGCGTCACTGTGCAGCGATATTTTATCTATTGCGCCACGACGTGATAGTATTTGCAATCCACGATCGCACAACGGACGGATAAATTCATGCAACAGCCGTCCATAAGTTGCACCAAGGATTCGCAACATATCGGCATTACGCGCCAATATTTCGGTTGCGGTCATCTCTTTGTCCGACAGCAACCCGATTCGGTCTGCTAATAAAGTATGGCGAATGCGTTCGCGCAAATCTTTCAAGACGATTTGTGACACATCAAAGTTTGCACCACTGGTCAGTGGGGTCAGACCACTGCTGCCGACGGCTTTTGGAATAATAGCCCCAGGGGTCAAATTGATGTTGCCAAGGTTTATCACGCCATCATCGTCGGCTTGCCATATACCGCTGACCGCGATAGTTGCATTTTTCAAAACTAATTCAACAACTTTGTTTGCGGTTTTAATATCAGGTAATGCGCGAATAACAGGCCCCATACCGTACAATTCACCGCTTGCCACCGCCCAGCGGAATATTAAATATGGATTCGTTTCAAATGTTCCACGTGACACGATATTGTTTTCAATGTCGCCACCAATATCAATCCAGGCGGTAAATTCCGTGTCAACCAATGCCTGGACAATGCGCAATTGGTATTCTGGGTTCTGTTTCATTTTATCCATAATATCGCGCGTCGGTGTCCATGTCGGATATTTTCGCATCACATCTATTGCGGTCATCGTCGCAGTATGAAACACTGCATTAGGCAAAATCGCGATATCCTGCATTGGAATCGCAGTGAAAGAAAACGCACTGGCCGAGCCAATTGGATTTTCGGCCATAAACAGGCATGCGGTACCCAATGTGACTAAATCCATATAGCATTGGTGAATTGTTGTATAAAAGTTGGATTCGTTCAAATTTGCACGCAATGCGGCGGTGGCGGTTTCTGCATCAGGCGAATCCGCACTTTCGGGAACCAACGTCAGCCATAATGTTTCGGGTGGCGTCAACAGCGAATACATACATGCCGCCAGATTGTCAGCTGCGTCGGATGCAGTTGCGTCAAACAGTGTCGCTAAATCGGCATCTGATGTTGGCATAGTATATTTGCGTGCATCATTCCAGCGTCGTATCCATGGTTCGCGCAACGCCAGCGCACGTGTGTACATTTGTTGTAAATCATACTTCATTTTTTATCCTTTTGGTTATGTTGTTAAATTTTGAAATCTGTGTTCGCAGTATATCGTGCAAACGAATTTCCAATGGGGTGCAGCACGACAGGCGTACCAGTAATTGCGCCCGATACTGCATCCAATCCATCGTCGTGTTCGGTTCCACCCATTGGCGACCAGGCCAACATTTCAGATATAAATGGCGTCTGGGTAATGCGCCGATGTGCATATAATCGCCCCATAGACAGCAAAGGTTCGATTGCATCGATAATTCGATCTTGTTTACGGCGCGAGTTGGTAATAGGCCTGATTTGAATACTGTAGCCTGTGCGTTCAATTGTGTTGCGCATCATTTCGGGCAATGCGTTTCCAATTCCGTTCGTTTCCAATGCCAGCATACGCATTTTATGGCGACGCACAAAATCCAGCACTAAATCGCATTGATATGCCAATGGATAATCAATATTATCAGGCACAATCATATACATGATGTCATGAATAAAGACGCGCCGATTCGAATCATCGCGGTATATCATCACACAAACGCTGTTATCTGATCCGCGACGACCACCTGATGGGTCCCAGTATATGCACGCGCCAGTAATGGGATATTCGCCGATTCGCGCGGTACGCAAATCAAATTCGGATTCATAGAATTTTATGCCACCTGGATCAAGGCAAATTTTGTCTGGGGCGACGAATTCCAGCATCATTTGAGCCGAAAAATGCCGTTCGCCAACCGTCTGGCGAATTTTTTCGATTTTTTCAATCGGAAAAAGCGCCGGCCAGGCAGAATTTCCATCAGAATCGACAATCGGTATTTTCAATTCGGCATACCCCGATAAAAAAGGCGTTGAAAAAACATTTTTTTCATATACTATATTGGACATGGACTTCACTCCCAAAACTTTACCGACAAATCTAGAGGCCGAACAGGCCGTGCTGGCGGCGGTTCTGATGAACAATCGGGCGCTGGAAAAAGTATCCGAATTTTTAAAGCCCGAAGATTTTTCACACCCTGCACACCAAGAAATATATAAACTGGCTATGCACCAGTTTGCCGCAGGTGTGCCGTTTGACATCATTACCATCAAAAACTATCTTGACCAACAGGGCACATTGGAATCGGTTGGCGGCGTTGATTATCTGACCCAATTGGCGGGTGCTGGGGCGACCGTTGTAAATGTTGAACAGTATGGTCGCATAGTGCACGATAACGCATTGCGTCGCGAACTTATCAGCATTGGCCAGGGAATAACCGATGCTGCATTCGTCGAAGATTTGGACAATCCTGTGTCAACCCAAATAGAGGTTGCAGAACAAAAACTGTTTAACCTTGCGACCGTGGGCGAAACTGGACGTGATATTACACCAATTGCAAATGCATTAAAAGATGCACTGGCCGAGGCAGAAATTGCATACAAAGCCGATGGGAAACTGTCGGGCTTGACGACGGGGTTGACCGATTTAGACCGCGCAATAAGCGGTATGCACAAATCGAATCTGCTGATTATTGCAGGGCGACCAGGTATGGGAAAAACCGCACTGGCGTTAAATATCGCATTTAATGCGGCAAACGCTATATTTTCCGGTCGCGCGAACCGCCAATATACTGGTGCAGTCGCATTTTTCAGTCTTGAAATGGGCCAATCCGAATTGGCGGCGCGTATTTTGTCGTCCCAGGCACGGATTTCGGCATCTGCAATGCGCGAAGGTTCACTGGGCGATGAAGATTTCCTGAAACTGGCACAGTTTTCTGATGCAATTGGTCGTATTCCGTTATTCATTGATGATACGCCAGGTATGTCGGTTCCTATGATTCGCACACGTGTACGACGGCTGGCCCGAAAATATAATGGTATTGCATTGATTGTCATTGATTATTTACAGTTGTTGACATCGCCAGGGGGCAAAAACAAAGATAACCGCGTCCAAGAATTATCTGAAATCACCCGCGGTTTGAAAATGCTGGCCAAAGAATTTAATGTTCCGGTGGTTGCATTGTCGCAATTGTCGCGCAGCGTAGAATCACGCGATGATAAACGCCCCCAGTTGGCTGATTTGCGTGAATCGGGGTCAATTGAACAGGATGCGGATATCGTTATGTTTACATACCGCGAAGAATATTATTTAAGTAACCGCGACCCATCGTTTCGTTTGTCTAATACCCCAAGTGATAAATCCAAAGATTCGTGGCAAAATCGTCTTGAAAAATCTCGTGGCAAAGCCGACATCATCATCGGCAAAAATCGACACGGTCGAACCGATACAGTGCATGTTGCGTTTCTGGCCGAATACAGTTTATTTGATAATCTGGATGAATCGGCGGGTCGTATTCCGAACTTTGCCGACGACACACCAACGCCAGAGCCGACGGACGATGTGTCCCCTGCACCGATTGATTTAACCGAAATCCCCGATGATTTCAGTTAGACAAACTTCTCCGATTTCGGAATCATTCTATGATTGCGTATATATTCACTCACTTTTCACTTGCCATAGTTCTAAAAATTGCGTATTATTTTGTCAAGATTTACCAAGGAGTTTCACATGGCCCAAGAAGAAATCATCTTTCCAAACAATATTCGTAACATACGACTTGCCGCAGGGATGAAAATGACCGAACTGGCGCGGCGTTCGAATCTGTCGTTGTCGGCGGTTTCAAAAATCGAAAAGGGTGTACGCCGATTAAACCAGAAACAACTGTTGAATATATGCAATATATTGGGTTGTAAACTGTCTGACATATTTATCAAAGATACTGACGAAGTCGCATCCAAGTGGCAAGACGAAATTAAACGCCGTATGAATGACAACGAAGACAGCGGTCTGAAAATATTCGGCAGCGGTCTGCGTCGAATTCGGCAACAATCCGGCAAAACTATTGCCCAGGCTGCAAAAGATGCCGGTATGACATTGTCCGTATACCATAAAATCGAAGTCGGTCAACGCGAAGTCTATAAAAACGAGATTGAACCATTGGCGCGTTCATTTGCACAATCTGTCGAAGGCATATTTGATAAGATTGCCGAACTTTACAAATCGGGCGAATTAGATAAACAAATGGACAAAGTCAAAGAGAAAGTCTCTGCAATCCTTGTGCCGGGCGATTCGTCGGGCGATGTTGGCGATGCGCGCAGTTATATGTTCGGCGCGAAACTGTATGAAAATGCCCGCAAAAAATTGGTACCTGTGTTCGGCAAACCCGAAGGCAAATCAATATCATTCAGAAAATCTGATACAACGATGATTGCTGCGCCTGCAAATATCGAAGGACGTCGCGGTGTTTACGCTGTGATTCCAAATTCAAAGCGGACAGGCGGTTTTATTCCGGACAAAGCGTATGTCTTTGCCGACAGCAGGACACCCGCCAAAGTCGGTGATGTCGCGGTGTTCATTGATGCCGATTTTAACGAATTAAAGGCGGATGATGTGGTTACGGCGCAAATTGCGGTTATGCGTCGCGATTCCAAAGGCAATATTTATGGCCAAATGGTATCACCCGAAGAAAAAATTTCGTATAAAACTGCGCACAAAGTAATTATGGTTATCACCGAATAAGTCCACAGCAAAGGGGGTAAGCGAGATGAAGGCCAAAGCAAGTGTCACAGCACAAAAATTGTTAAACCTGTATCGCCAGGCACATGTCATTGATGGCGGATGGGCGACGGTCAATCGCGTTTTTGTGGACGAAGCCACCGACGACGTTATCACGGAATTACAGGATTTGCCAACGGGCAAAATGCTGGTCGCGCATATTAAAAATCTGCGTTCTGGTGAAACACCAATGGATTCTATTGCACGCGACTTGTTGCCGTATGGCGGAATGATGGTTGATGCAACACTGAATGTCGACATTTCACCAAGTGATGTCAAACAAATAATCACTGCGGTAAACGATTTTACACCCGATCAAGATGGACTGGAATCATTTATGAAAAACCCAATCATCCAAAAATTTGGTGCAAATTGGATTGCATTGGTTCAAAGTGCGCTGTCCAGTAATCCATCTGAATTAGAACGTTTTGACGATATTGTACACACATGGAACGCGTACCGCGCATGGGACAATGCAAATGCAATTATGTCAAAGCCTGTGAATGATCGCACCCGCGCACAATTACAGGCAGATATGCTGGAATACGATACATATCTGCCGATGTTTGGTGAACAAGGCAGTGAACTGCTGGATAAATTACATAATGTTGTCAGTTCATTGAATAATCCAAACGCTTAATGATGTTATACTGTACGATATATTGTATCCAGCGTATGTGGTGTGCCGATATAGATCATTGAACCATTTGGTGACAGTACAAAGTCCAGCTCTCGTAATCTTTCCCTTAAGTTCGCGCGTTTTTGTGTTGTATTACAGGTGTTTGGCACTTCCACATCGTCACAAATTATTAAATCTGCACGCATACCGGTTATATTTCCGTATATTCCCTGGCATACTACCGATGGTTCACGTATCCCGATTGGGCGGTTGACAGTGATTTTGTTTTCCGCCCATTCACGACGATTTTTGGGAATCATATCGATACACCATGGATGATTTTCCAATATATTACGAATATGCATTACCATACGTGTCGCCTGGTGCGTTTGTGCCGACAATATTAAAATCCGTGTTTCTGGATGCATAAATAAAACACAGGCAGCAAAAATACCAACGATTGTAGATTTGCCTGAATGCCGAAACGCCATCAATAACCCACGATGTGTATCATCTTCTAAAATGCTGGTCAAAAAATCTGTCATACGATAGTGATGTTCGGGTGTCCCCAGTCCCAACACAACGTTCCATGCATCTAAGAATTGGCGATACTCGTTCATATTATTTAATCAGTTCATCCATATGTTCCAACACCGACACCAAAATGTTTTTCTTTTTTGCGTTGGTATTTTTCAATTTTTCTAAATTTGTGCGACGTTTATTTTCATACGGCTGTTCCGTTTCATTTTTCATACGTTTTAACACGGTTTCTTCGGTCAGACCCTTGGGCGACATGCCAGACGCACCGTATTTTGCGCGTTGTGATGCCAAAACTTTTTTTACCAAGTTTTGCTTTTCGTTTTCATCTTTTGCCATTTGGTCCAAGATTTGTTTTTTGCTTGCGGCTACTTCCCGCTTGCTGTCTTGATAGTTTAAAATATCTGTAACATCTGAAAGTATTTGACCCATAGTTTTATCCTTTTTGTTATTGTATTATATTTGATATCTGCCATAAATCGTGACAGACAACACCGTCAGCGGTAATGAATCGCTGGTTGATATTTCCCACGGTGCATCAACCAGTTCGCGGATTGTGCCAAGTATATTCACCGATGTATCACCCGAAAAACCAGCGGAATCATCAGAATAGATTTCGTTTGGAAATTCAACGCGATAATTGTTTATGAACAATGTCTTTGATTCGTACACTCGCACAGTTATCTTTTTTATGCGCGCTTTTTTTGTATTGTGAGCAGATGACATCAACGGCAGTCCGCGTGCGCATGCGGTATAAGAATACGTGCCTGCATCAATCATTTTGCTGGCATCAAAGCGTTCAATAAAATATTCTGATTCGCGTTTAGTCACAACAAATGTATCAGTGCCCGATACCGCAACAGATTTAAATTCGCCGTTGGTGGTATAGCGTCCCCATGCGGATATCTCTAGTCCAGGATTTCTGTTTAATACCGCCATATTCCCATCCGACATAACAACAAACAATTGTTTGGTTTTTTTGTTATATGCCATATCGATTGGATTGTTCATCAGGTGTTCTGATAATGCACAAATGTTGTTTGCATTATAATTTTTGCTGATATCATCCAAAACCATTTCGCGAATATCTTGTTTGTTTTTCGATACAAAAACGGTTTTGCCTTCGATTGATTGCGTCGGCAAGAATCTGTCCGATGGGCATCCAATTGACGTGTGCATTTTTACATCGATGTTTTCGGGCGTCAGTGGTTTGCTGGATACAGCCCATTCGCCTGCAGATGTAAAGATTTGTAAATTATCGCTGCTGGTTAATGTGCATATCTGTTGGCGCTGGCCTGACATCAATGTAAAGTATATTGCTTCGTCATCCAATCCAGTCCCAAGGTCAAAGTTTCCATGTGCGCCTACGCGTGACATCCAAACTGTGCCAGGGCAAGATTTTGAACCGCCGAACACTAAACGGTTTTGATGAAATGTTATACTGGTTGGCCATCCGCGACGCACACTGAATGCGGCTTCTTGCCAGTCTGTGACCGGATCAACAGGTAATGTATATGTTCCGTTACAGGTTGCGATAATATCACGCGGTCCGATATAGGATGTCACCAACCAACTTTTTCCAATCAGCGACAAATAGCCTCCGACATTTTGGCTGGTCCAAAAATCTTCATTTGTTTCAAAATGAATGTGACCGTCTGAATATGTAACAGTGATTGAAATATCTTCTGAATCTTCGAAACGCATAAACGGAATATAGTATTCTTCATCGTTACTGGATGCCATAAATGCAAAGTTTTTTAATACAAATACGCCATTTTCACGCGATAGCACTTTGGGTTGATAATTTGGATGCACAAAAATTATCGTTCCGAATCGTTGTGCATATTGCAGCAAGTCTGTATCAGCATAAGACCATGGCACTGTCAAATCTTGGGCCAGTGTATCGCCCGCGAAAATGCGCATTGTATTGTTCATAATCGCCAGCGTATAATTTTCACTTTCGGACACAGAATACGGAATTAAACGCGCAACGCCCGATAATTTAGCAATTTTCTTTAATCCGCTGCGCCGCGCGATTCCGCCACCAGATATGACATCCATATTTTCCATATGTGCCAATCCATGAACATCTGGATTCGCATAAAAGTTTGGCGAAACTTCACCATTTGCAAATGATGTCTGGGTTTTTATAAAGTTTACCATATTAAATTCCCCCTTTGGATTTTAAAATCGGATATCTATCAAAGAAAAATCTTGGATTGGTGAATTGATGGATGTTGTACTGTCTATAAATTTCGCGGATTGCAATTCTGTTTCGTATAATGCAACCAAAGTTCTGAAAACAGTTTGATCGGAAAGCAACGGCATACAAAATTCTACAGCAAGTTTCGTCGCAACCAATGAAGCAAAATAACTTGGGAAATCGTTTGGCGAAATACGCACAATCGCATCAATTACAAGGTTGTCCACATCGGACACTATACGATTTTCCATTATTTTCCCGTTTGTTTTGATTACACGCAATACATCAGACGGAATGTGAAAGTCACCATTTTCATCTTTCACTAAATTATATGTACGACATGCGAAACGCCACGGGTGCAAAGAAAGTAAACTATCGATTACAAAATCTATCAATGTTCGCCCCAGTTTTGCCGCGGCTGTATCATCAGACAGCGATTGAATCGGGTTTTCACCTAATTTTAACAGTGCCATTGAACATAAATCTATTTTCGTCAGCATTTTATTTTCCTTTTTTATGCAACACTAAAATTTGGGCCGGAAAACCCGGCCCGATTTTTATGAACAAACAATAATCAAATCGGCGTTAATCTAATGCGCCTGTTGTAACCGCACTGTCACCGACCGCGATTTTTTTGATTGATGTTTTATCTGATGCATTGATAATGACCAAATCGCCACTATTCATCAGAGTTTTTACTGCATTAAAATATCCACTTGCAGTAATGGTAGCCAATGTTTCGCTTGCGACATAGTGCCACAGTGTAAAGCCGTTCGCATACGCAATTACCGACAAATTTTTATTCTGAAAAGCCATCGTTTACCCTTTTGTTTGATTATTAAATTTATTCACCGCATTCAACGCGAACGATACCTTCGGCGTCAATCATTACGGCACCCTGGGACATGCTGTTGCTGATAAAGTGTGCTGCACGTTCACCATGCCATGTGATATCCGTTTTGACTTCTTGGCCACATGCATGCCCAATACTTGACGCGTGATAGATAAAGCAATCACGATGGGTCGCCGCTGGTAACGGCAGTCCGTTATACAGAACCCATGTAATTCCTAACCATTTGCGGGTTTCACAGCCATTGATAAATGGCAAGTTTTCACCGACATAATCTGCCGAAGAAAATTCTGAAATCCCCAGCAATTCATTCCACTGTTTTACACCGACAACACCGAATCTGCGTCCGTCATCTGGGACATCATTTTCATTCAACTTTTCGACAGCCGACAAAATCAGCGTTTTGGTTAAACCCGTAGAATAGTCGCCAACATATTGTGTTGCATTATTCATCGCACCAACAATCAATTCATCGGTCTTGCGACCCAATGCATACGCGCCCGCCGATGCAACAACACGGCGTTCGTCAACATTGATTTTCAATTCATCCAATGCATCAACCCAATCGCCCGCATAGTAATCCTGCAATGTGCATTCAACAGGTGTGTGATTCAGGTTCATAACAGGTACAATACCATGACGTGATTTAGTGCTGGCTGTGCCTTTGCCGATTTTTTGAAATGTTGTAGTTGCACCGACAACACCAGATTTGCTGCGAATCGTAGAACGCAGTTTTGTGCCCATTTGCTGGTACGCAAGATGGACATCTGCTTCAAATTGTTTCACAAATGCTTGATCTATGGAAACAGACATAATTATTCCTTTTGTTAAAAAATTAAACCTATGACGAATAATGTTTCGTCCACCAAAAACTTATTTTGGTTATGCCATACGGCGCCACAAATAAATTTGAATGGGTCCACAGTGTGGATTGTCCAACGATAAAAAATTCAGTCAGACACAAAATCTGACTGAAATTTTTATACATGAAAAATGCCCGCGATTTGCGGGCATTTAATCAACATCTGTACAAAAGA